CGATGGGTGGTTTGCAGATTCGTGCCGGTATTGAGAATGCATCCAATAGCGACGGATTCGTTTCGCTTTGGACTTCAAATAGCGCGGCTGGCGGATTCGTTGAACGCTACAAGATCGACAGCACCGGCGTAGCCACATGGTCCAACGTCGGCGGAGTCGCTGGCACCGCCATGACCCTCAACTCCACCGGACTTGGGGTGGGGGTTAGTCCGGGGAGTGCGATTGGAAATCTTCAAGTTGGAGGCTCTACCAACGCCAATCTGTATACTCAACAGGGGACTGACACGGTTAGAATGGGCGTTCGCGCTTCTGGTAGAACCGGAATCATTTTAGATTCGTCGAATGCAACTTACACGAATCGCGCTTGGTATCTGGATAACGCCGGATCGTCTGGTTCTCTGACAATTGGACGGCAGGGGCTTGATGTTATTACTTTTGACAACGTCGGCAACGTCGGCATCGGAGTTACGCCGAGTGCGTGGGGTGCTTCATTAAAAGCGTTTGAACTCGGTGCTAAAGGAAATGCGCTATTCACGACAACGTCGGTTTTGGACGGATTGTTCATGGTGAATAATGCGTACTACGATACTTCGTACAAATACGCTTCTACTGGTTACGCTTCTAGATACACACATTATCAGGGTGCGCATCAATGGTTCACCGCCCCATCCGGCACCGCTGGCAACGCCATCACCTTCACGCAAGCCATGACGCTGGATGCGTCGGGGCGGCTGCTGGTGGGAACTGTTACGAGCGGAACTTCTGCCGGTGATGGCATTGTTAAACTTGGAACTCACGGACACTGCATCTCTCAGACCGGAACAAGCATCGCAAGCGGCAGCTTTGTCGACCTTACTATTTCAACTGCTGCGACTGGTTATCAAGGATTCCTGTCTATTGCTAACACTCAAAACTCAAACGCAAATGTAAGAACCCAAACAACATATTCGGTTTTTGGGCGTGGAAGTACCGCAACATTTACGCAGATTGCTACTGCTGACGGACCGACTGGTGGAGCTTCATTTACGGTGACAATTCCTTCTAACGGAGTGATTCGCATAACAAACACATTGGCAACATTTGACACAACAATTTCTGCTCAGTTTTTTGGTGGAACCAGTGCATAGTCATAACATAAACACTAACATGACCATTAAATGGATTATTGAAAACCTTCTGGTCCGTAAGACCGAAGGCTCTCTCACCGATGTCGTAATCACCGCCGACTGGAGGTGCAACGGCTCGCAGGAAAACTACAGCGGCACCTGCTACGGTAGCTGCTCATTCGCTCCGCCGAGTGGTAGCTTCACGCCTTATCCTGACCTCACGCAGGATCAGGTTCTCGGTTGGTGCTACGCCAACGGAGTCGATCAGAGCGCGATTGAGGCGAACGTCTCGCTCCAGATCCAGAACCAGATCAACCCGCCGGTTGTGAGTTTGCCGCTGCCGTGGGTGCCGCCGGTGGAAATCGTCCCGCCGCTCATCGAGCAGAAGGTTCCGAGTTTGGTTGCGAATGATGAGCCTGTCGCTGATGCTCCAGCCGCATGATCAAGATCGAACTCAGCACCGAGCAGGTGAATAGCCTGCTCCAACTCATCGACATCGCCATCAAGGCCGGTGGCTACCAGAACGCCAAGGTCGGCGTTCCTTTGGCCGACATCATCCTCGCAGCAGCTCAACCGAAACCTGAATGAAGAACTGGAAGACAACCGCCGGCGGTGTGGCCGTCCTACTGGCCGCCCTCTCAATCGCCATCAAGCAGGCCATCGCCGGTGACATGGGTGGTGCCATCGCCGCCGCTGTCGGTGGTGCTGGTGCCATGTTCACCGCTCTGAAGGCCCAGGACGCCCAGCAGGAGGGCAAGGAAAAGTGAAGGAAACGCTGCGAGATCTCGGAGTCAATATCGGGCTTCTTGCAGCAGGATTCGCCGGCAGCCTGGTCACTGTGAAGAAGGACGGTCACAAGGACTGGTTCACCACACTGACCTCGCTGCTGGTGGGCACCCTGTCGGCCAACTACCTGACTCCGGTGGTGGTCGACATTTTTGGAATGAAGAACAGCAATACCCAGTATGCCGCGGCGTTCCTGATGGGATTCCTCGGTCTAAACGGTGTGGAGCTGGTCATGGACAGGCTGAAGCTCAAGAAGAAATGAGGCCCGAGACGATCATCAATGTGATCGCCAATGCCGTCCTGGCCGGTGGCGTCTCTGTCTTCATGGTGATGATCTACCGCACCGGCGGCCTGATCGAACGCTGGCCGAAGGCTTCAAGCCTGACCCTCCGGCTGTCACTGGCTGGAACCGCGGCAGGAGCCCTAGGCAACTGCCTGACGCTATCGACACCGCCCGACACCGAGATCGTGATGAATTGCGGCCTGGCCGGGATCTTCGTTTGGGCCGCTATCTTCCACGCCAACCTGATCAAACATGGACCCCCTAGCCAGCCTATCGCAGGGCCTGATGCGTGCAGCCCTCGACAAGCTGCTGGACCAGAAGGATCAAACCTGTGAAGACGGAGCCAAGGACAACTCTCTGGCCGCTCGTCTTCATGCTCGCATTGACGACGCTGGCCTGCGCCCCGACCCGAGTGGTCCTGGTGCCTCCGGGGACTCCGGTGCGCCTGGCCGAGCAGGTAAAGGCTAAGGTCTGGGCGAAGGACTCAACCGGCGCCGTCGTCAAAAGCAGAAACCGCGTGATCATCCCTGAGGGATGGTACGCTTTGCCGAAAGAGTGATGATCAACTACAAGGGCAACAAGTTCTCGGGCTACAACAAGCCCAAGGCAACCCCCGGGGAGTCCAAGAAGTCCGCCGTGCTGGCCAAGGAAAACGGCAAGGTTAAGCTCGTGCGTTTCGGCGACCCGGACATGACCATCAAGAAGCACATCCCGGAGCGCCGGGCCAACTTCCGCGCTCGTCACGGCTGTGATAACCCGGGATCGAAACTCTCGGCCAAGTACTGGTCCTGCAAAGCCTGGTAGCCAATGAGAACCGTCACCTACGACTACGTCCTGCAACGCGCCTGTGAGCTCACTGGGCGCGTTTTCTCAACGCTGACCACCGAGGAGTCCAACTTCTTCCGCACGTTCATCTCAATGAGCTTGCGGAGCGCCTGGGAGTGCTTCGACTGGCCCGAGCAGACGGTCTACCAGCAGGAGTTCTTCGCGCCGACCTATTCCTACTCGGCGACCTACAACGCCGGGGACGTGGTCTACTACAAGGTCGAGGAGAAGTACTACCAGTGGGTCAACGTAAACCCTGGTGTTGGCCAGACACCGACCAGCGGTGGCCCCAATGGTTCGCTCAACTCGATCTATTGGTCTGAGGCGTTGCCCAGCTACGGAAACAATGACGGCGACTGGGACAGTACCACGGCCTACACTCTAGGCCAGATCGTGTTGTACCCGGTGACACAGGAGCACTACCAGGCAACCTCAGTGCCCCCGGTTGGCACCGCGCCCACCAACACCGCCTACTGGGGCATCCTTAACAAGTTCCTGCGCAACATCTCGCAGACCAACAACCCCGACGGCACGACCCGGGCTGTCCCTATCGGCGAGACCTTCTCGGTCTGGCCGGGCGACCCCCGCGTGTCCTGGCGCCAGCAGGAGGCCACCTACACCTTCACCGACGACGGCGTGCTGGTCGGAGATCAGTTGCCCTACGTCTGGCTGGAGTTCCGCAAGACACCTCCCCTGCTCTCGACCGCCGGGGAGGCCAGCGCCTACGCCTTCCCCTACCGCTTCTCGGAGATCTGCGCACTCAAGGCCGCGGGCCAGATGCTGCGGGTCGACGGCAAGATCGACCTGGGCAACCAGTTCTTGGAGTTAGGGGAGGTTGAGCTCACCAAGGAGATCGACAAGGTGGCGCTGCAGGAGAAATATGTGCGCCAGATAATCGTGCCGTCCCGGTGATATGCCTGACCTGCCTCAAATCGGTGGAATCGACGATGGATTCGTTGGAGTGGTATCGCGCATTGACCCTGCGCTGATTCCGGCCTCCTACGTTTCCAACGCCGTTAACCGACGATTCGAGGACCAGGTCATCAAGAACCGATGGGGCATCGTGCAGCCCAAGTGGGGCGGTCGCTGGTCGAATGGATCACGCATCGTCACGCTGACCGCCGGCTCCTCGGTAGGTGTGCCCGTCTCCGGCACCCAGATCCCGGCAAACTCTCAGGTGGTTTGCGACGTCGACGCCAACACCCAGATCTTTTCCAACGGCACGCTCTGTACGCTGGACGACAACACCAACGCTACCTTCAGCACTGCAGCGTTCAGTTTCTCACCGTCGCCCGCCAACAAGACGGTTCAGTTCTACGGCTCGACCGCTCCCTTTGAGGAGATCTTAGGCGTCCTGCCTTACCGCGACCCGGACACCGGGGCCAACGCGCTCCTGGTGGCAGTCAACGAGGCCCGGGCCTCCGACGGCGGTCAGGGCAAGGTCTGGTGCATCCGGCCCAACCAGTCGCCCGTGGAAGTGCCCATGAACGGGCACGACATCTACCTCCCGGTGCGCCTCATTCAGGCCACCAACGGCGTGGTCATGCTGCGCCCGGGCAACGCCCGCTACTACTTCGATAGCGTCATCGGCATCGTCTACGACTCCATCGACACCGAGGGCAACGATGCAATCCTGTGCGAAAGCGGTGCCCTGCTTTCTCAAGAGGTATCCACTGAAGTCACCTTGAACGTGGTGCCCGATCTGGCCACCGGAGACATCGTGAATGTCGGCCAGGTTGGCAGTGCTGCTCCCCTCTGGAATGCGTCCCTCGGCTCTGGCCAGGGCTTTCAGCTCTACGTCAACGTGGTTAATCAGGAGATCTCGCTGCACCTGACTCTCGCTGATGCCCGGGCCAAGACCAACTCGCTGGCACTGAACCCGGAGAACAACGCCCGCTACTACATCGAGCTGGCCAGCAATACGACCGGCTACGACCTGGCGCAGGACATCGTCAACAACCTGAACGACGGGATGCCGATCCTGATGCAGAGCACGGCAACCAACCCGTCTGCGCTCGACGCCGGGTTCGATCGCATCCCGTCCACTCTTTCGATCAACAGCTCAGACGCTACCGCGGACACCATAGCGGTCTTCAACCACAACTTCATCCCGGGCGATCAGGTCACGCTGACCAACATTGAAAACGGTGGGGCCAACGTTACCAACAAGATCTACTACGTCTACCCGGTCGACAACAACACGCTGCGCCTGTTCTCGGGCACGACCGAGGAGACCGACTCGCTGAACGACGCCAATCGGGCAGTCATACAGCTCACGACCAGTGGCACGTCGCCAAACATCTCAATCATCGACGTCGTTATCCTTAACCAGGGCTCCGGCTACCTCTCGGCCCCGGTGATCACGGTCTCCGGCACATCCAGTGTGGCCGCAAGCCTGACCACTACCGTCACCGACGGCATCGTCAGCGCAGTCACCATCGTCAATCCGGGCGTCTATTCAACGACCCCCACTGCCACGGTGGCCATGCCTTCGACCCTGGTGGATGTCACCACGTCCAACATCACCGGCAGCATCAAGCGCTCGAGTGCTTCCGGTTCCTCGGTGCCCCCGGGCCGCGAGGGCCTGTACTTCCAGAACCGCCTGCTGCTGCTCTACGGCAACGACTACCTGGCCGTCTCCGACGTGCTGGACCCGCTGCACTATTCGCCCATCTTAAATGAGTTCAAATTGAACACCGGGTCGAACGACAAGGTGATCGCTTTGTACCCGTTCAACGCCACCACGTTGCTGGTATTCAAGGAGCGCTCGGTGCTGGCCGTGGAGAACCTCTACG